TTATGATTTGGATCATAAAGAATTAGTTACAAAGATTAAAGAAAAAAATTTACCATTAATAGTTTTTAAATCAAAATCAGGTGGTGCACATATATTTTTGTTTGTAAAAGAATTTGTAGCAGCATCATTAATAAGAGAAAAATTAAAAATAATGGCAGCAATGTTAGGTCATGCTGGAAAAGAATTATTTCCAAAACAAGATTATATACTTGCAGATAAAAAATCATATGGAAGTTGGTTAAATCTTCCATATCATGGCGGAGATAAATCTGTGAGATGCGCATTAAATAATAATGCAGAGCCACTATCTTTAAATGAATTTTTTAAATTACATGATGAAAAGGTTTTATCAGAAAAAGATTTAATACAATGGAAAGAAAATATAACAACAGAGAATGAAGATTTATTTGAAGCTCCTCCTTGTTTAATTACATTATTATCTGACAAAGTTTCTAAAGGTAAAAGAAATGACACTATGTTCAATGTAGGTGTTTATTTAAGAAAAAGATTTCCAGATTCATGGAAAACAAAATTAAGCGCTTACAATGGTAAATATATGAAAGAACCTTTAAAAGATTCTGAAATAGAAAATGCTATTAAATCATTATCAAATAAAGATTATAGATATAAATGTAAACAAGAACCTATTAAAAGTTTTTGTGAATCAAAAATTTGTGTCAAAAGAAAATTTGGTGTTGGAGAAAATGTACCAGGACCAGAAATAGAAAGAATAGAAAAATATCCATCACACCCACCAATTTATATTGTTTATTTTGATGGTAAACCAGTTGAAGTAGATGGCTCTACTCTTTATGAATTTAGGAAATTTTCTGTAGAAGTTATGGATCAATTAAGCCAAGTTTTAATGCCAATAGGTTCAGTTGTTTGGAACAAATTATTACATAAAATTATGTCTAATAAAGATACGTTTAAAATATTAGAAGCTCCTCAAACAACAAAACTTGAATATCAATTAAAAGAATTACTTGGAGATTTTTTAAATAGAGCAACTGGTAAAACAATGGAAGATGTTAAAAGAGGTATTCCATACACAGAAAATGGTTTTAGTTATTTTCAATATAAAAGTTTTAATAGTTTTTTAAAAAGAAGTAAGTCTTGGGATTTATCAAAAGTAAAAACACAAAGGATGTTGGAAAATGAATTTAAAGCAATTGAAGAAGTTGTAAAATTAGATAAGAAATCAATGAGAATATGGAAGATTGAAACAATAAATTTAGATAAGCCAACCATTACAGAAAACAAAATGAAAGAGCCGGCATTTAAATGAAAAGAACAATTATACCAGGACCTCCAGGAACAGGGAAAACATATCATTTAATAAATAATTATCTAAAAAAAGAAATTGAAATAAATAAAATCACTGCAGATAAAATTGCTTATTTAACATTTAGTAATGCAGCAACAAATGAAGCAAGAAAAAGAATATTGCCTACATTTTCTCAAGTAAAAGACTTTCCATATATTTGTACTATGCATTCTTTAGGAACAAGACAATTAAATATAGATACAAATACACAATTACTTAAAGATGAAAAATGGAATGCTTTCAAAAATTTTTCACAAATATGTAAAGATTTATCGTTTGATACTTATTTTGATCCATACACAGAAGCTGTAACTTATAAGAATGATCATATGAAAATTATTGAATATTCAAGATGTAAAAAAATATCTATCATGGATGCAGCAGTAGAATTAGATAAACATCAAACAATAGATATTTGGTTAACAGAACAAATTGATGCCGATTTAAAATCATATAAGAAACAAACAGGAATGATTGAATATTCCGATATGATTAAACAGTTCATTGAGAAAGACAAATGCCCTCCACTCAGCGTTGTCTTTTTGGATGAAGCGCAGGATCTGAATCCTCTGCAATGGGACATGTTCAATTACATTGAATCTCGATGTGATAGATCATACATTGCAGGGGATGACGATCAAACTATCTATACGTTTCAAGGCGCTGATCCAAATATATTTATAAATCTAAAAGGAGAAGTGGATCCAAGAATAGAATCAAGAAGATGCCCACGTGTAATTCATAAGAAAGCATTAGATATATTACAACATGTAGATAATAGAATGATTAAATCTTGGCTTCCAAGAGACGCTGAAGGACAAATTTTTGAAGATCAAAGAATAGAAGATTTAAATTTTAATAAAGGTGAATGGATGATTATTGCAAGAACAAATCAAATGTTAAATCCAATTAAAGCACATTTAACTTCATTAAACTTAAGATTTGATAGTAGAACAAACACTGTCTTATCTAATGAATTATTAGAAGCCTATCAAGTATGGGTAAGATTAAATCAAGGAGCAACCGTTGGAGCTGAAGAAGCAAAATCAGTTTATAAAGTTTTAAACTTTAATATGAAACATGTTGAATATGGTTTTTCTAGCGGTAAATCATTAGATACTGTTGATTTTGTAGATATAGATGATTTGATGTTGAATCATGGCCTCAAGGTGACAGGCAGCTGGGAGCAATTAAATTTTAAAGAAGATACAAAATTATATATTAAATCATTATTAGCAAGTGGTGATGATTTATTTAAACCTGCAAGAATTAAAGTATCCACAATACATGGTGTCAAAGGTGAAGAATGCGAAAATGTAGTCTTATATACAGGAATAGAAAAGATTATACATGATGCAGCATTAAGAAATCCTGATCCTGAACACAGATTGTTTTTTGTGGGTGTAACACGTGCAAAAGAAAATCTTTATATTATGCAACCCGATATAGATGATTATTACAACTACATACCAGGAGACCCAATACTATGAACAAAGCGTTCTTTAAACAAATAGGAGGTTCACATTATAAAAAATATAAAATACAGCCTTCTTTATTTATTAATGAAAATAAGATACTGTTTGCAGAAGGTAATGCAATTAAATACATTTGCAGGCACCAAGATAAAGGAAAGAAACAAGATTTGTTAAAAGCAATTCATTACATACAAATGATTATAGAAAGAGATTATAAAGATGAAAGGTAAAAGAATGGCAGTATTTGATTTAGGATTATTTACTGTGTTGTGCATATATTGTTTTTTAATTATGGTATTATAAATGTTTGAAGCTCAGAAAGAATGGATTTGTCCAGAAAATTATCCTGATTTAAAAGAATATAAATACGTTGCGATAGATTTAGAGACTAAAGATCTTGATCTTAAAGCAAGAGGATCTGGTGCAATTATTGGTAATGGACATATTGTTGGTATTGCTGTGGCTGTTGATGGATGGTCTGCATATTATCCAATTGAACATGAGGGTGGTGGCAATTTAGAAAAAGATAAAGTTTTAAATTGGATTAAACAAGTTTGTGCAAATGATAATGTAAAAATATTTCACAATGCAATGTATGACGTGTGCTGGCTTCGAGCGGCGGGGATCCAAATCAATGGACACATTGTAGATACAATGGTGATGGCATCATTAATTGATGAAAATAGATTAGCATATACATTAAATAGTATTTCATATAAATATCTTGGTGATGTTAAAGATGAAAAAGCATTAACAGAGGCTGCACAATCTTGGGGAATAGATCCTAAATCTGAAATGTATAAACTTCCTGCAATGTATGTAGGTAATTATGCAGAAAAAGATGCACAATTAACATTAGAATTATTTAAAGTTTTATCTCGTGAAATACAAAAACAAAATTTAAAAGAAATATTTGATCTTGAAACACAATTGTTTCCATGTCTAATCGACATGAAGTTTAAAGGAGTAAGAATTGATATAGAAAAAGCACACAAATTGAAACAACAGTTAACAGCACAAGAGCATGAATTGTTATTAAAAGTAAAACAAGAAACAGGGATAGAACCACAGATTTGGGCAGCAAGAAGCATTGCAACAGTTTTTGATAAGCTTGGTTTACATTATGAAAGAACCGAGAAAGCATCTGCACCATCCTTCACTAAAAATTTTTTACAAGAACACAAACACCCTATAGTTCAAATGATTGCTAAAGCAAGAGAAATTAATAAAGCACATACAACTTTTATAGATACAATTTTAAAGTTTACACATAACGGAAGAATACATGCAGATATTAATCCAATTAGATCAGATCAAGGTGGGACTGTTACAGGTAGATTTTCTTACGCCAATCCTAATCTTCAACAAATTCCAGCAAGAAATAAAGATTTAGGACCTATGATAAGAAGTTTATTTTTACCAGAAATTGGCCATAAATGGGGCTGTTTTGACTATTCTCAACAAGAACCAAGACTTGTTGTTCATTATGCAGCTATAACAGAACCAATTTGTTTTGATAATTCTGTAGTAAATATAGTAGAAAAATTTAAAGATAACAAAGTAGACTTTCATAAAATTGTTGCGGATATGGCAGGTATATCAAGAGATCAAGCTAAAACAATTAATCTTGGATTGTTTTATGGAATGGGTAAAGCAAAATTACAAGCTGAACTTGGATTAAGTACAAAAGAAGAAGCTGAAATATTATTTAATCAATATCATAAAAATGTTCCATTTGTAAAAGAGTTGATGAATAAAACTTCTAGTCATGCACAAACACATGGATCAATAGGAACATTGTTAGGTCGT